GGCGGATTTGTTATTATATATTCAGATTCTTCTAACTCACAACTTGTCAATTGTGAATAATCATTTTTTAATACACGTTTATTTTGTGGTTCAATATCACTTGCCCATGTACAAACAGCACCTTCTATCAAATTTTCAATATGATTTACCAACGTACCATCACCAGCACATGGTTCTGCAAAATCAAAAGTCTTTGGTAAATGTTCTACAAGAGGTTCTACTGCTTCAATAGGAGTTATGTAATAATCTCTGGGTTTTCTTTCAAAATCACTTCGTTTTCCCATTATACCCTCTCAAATTTTACCATTGCACAACATTGATTAACACCACCAAACTTTTTAACGTAGTAACCCCCAGCACTATACCAATCTGGACTTGGTGGATACAATTCACACTCATATCCATTTTCCCAAGCATATTTTATCATTCTCTCTACGGCATGGTGTCCCTTACAAAACACTGGTTTTGGTTTTTCATATCTATAATAATCATGAGTTATAAATGTAAACTTATTCTCACACTTATCAAATATACCCTTAGCATCATCATCCGTTAACCAACCATCAACAAATACAAAGTCAAAACCACCATCTATATTTTTTAGAAATTTAGAACTATGTGTGTCTGGATGACGAATAATTCTGTTTATATATAATTCCTGGCCCTCAATTTTATAAAAATTATCTGGTCCTTCATCGCATGTGTATATAAGTGCGTCAGAAGATTGTGCCAAACTATAGCTACTAGTTCCTATCCATGTACCTATCTCCATTATCTTTTTTGGTTTTTCTACTAAACATACCAATTGTAAAAATAAACTATCGCCACTACCTATTGAATCTTTAGCCGATATATTCATAAGAGATCGTAGAGAATTGTTTTTATAACCCACCAAAGCGTCTCTATGGTCTAAAAAACCATCTTCAATATATTTTATACTATTTTCAGTTGATAACCACATGACTAAAATTCTTTACCTTTTGAAATTTGATTGTGCTTCTAAACTTATCAACCAACATATCTTGTTTATGACTAATCACAAATACATTCTCATCACCGAGCGTATTGAGGATTTTTAGAAACTCATCTGTACCAGTGCTATCCATCGAACTGTCAAATATCTCATCCAGAATAAGCAGATTGGTATTGGTGCTGTTCTTCATCTTTGCGACTGCTCGCCATGTGAATAGTAGTGCAAGGTCAATACGCATCTTCTCGCCCTCACTAAACGATTCATAAGTAAACTCATCACGATAGCGTGACTTGATGGTTTCCTCAAAATTATCATTCAGCGTAAAGTTCACATAAAATTCCATAGAGGTTAGATAGGTGTTAATCAACTTGTTCATGACAGGAAGATATTGCTTAATGATCTTGGTCTTAATGCCAGTATCCTGTAGCATACTTCTTGAAGCTTCTGCATAAGTTTGATCCTCACGCAACTTTGATTTCTGTATATCAATATTAGACAAAATTTCCTTTAAAGCTTTAAGTTCATTATGATCACCCCTGTTAACTTCACCATTCTTTAATTGATCGATCTCTGACTGCAAAGTAGCATTAAATTTTTCGAGTTGAATGAGAGAACTATTCTCTCTTGCAATATAAACTTCGTTCTCCCTAATCTTAACAGCAATACCACTTATCTCTTTCTGTCGGGAAGTAATTTTAGACAACTCTTCTTTAAGCTCTGCCATTCCAGAATTGACTTTATCTGCTTCACCTTTCTTCTTATCAATAATAGAAGATTTGAAGTTTTCATCAATGTGCTGCTGACAAGTTGGGCATTCCTCATTACCCTCAAAGAAACCAACAAGCCTAGTGTGAGATCGATGCTTCTCTTTTAATTGTGAATAAATATCCTTTAGTTTGATATGCTTGGTATTTACATTATCGGTATCATCAATACATAACAGAAGTTCTTGATTATTTTTAGTGTGTGATTTAATATCCAGATTCTTCTTGAAAATCTCTTCCTCGTTCCCAACTATAAGTGAGTTTTTTTCCTGTATAAGTTTTTCCTTATGCATAAACATTTCATCAATATACTTCTCCTGTAGGACAATCTTCTCTGTTGTCAAACTGAACTGATAATTAGATTCACGCATATCTTCAGAAATAGTCTTTAACTTCTGTTTGAGCAACATGTTCATCAGAGAGAAAATCTGAATGTCAAGTATCTCCTCAACAACCTCACGGCGATGTTTAGACTTCATCTGCATGAAGGGAACAAAGGTGGAAGAGCCCAGAACAACAACCTGTGTAAAACTGCGATAGTTCAGCTTTAGGATTTGTTGTTCAAGATACTTCTGGTAGTCACGGGAGTTAGCGTCTTGGTTATACAACTTACCGTTGATATGAATCTCAAATATGTTTGGTTTGATGCCGCGAACAACCCTAACCTTCTTGGAACCAATACGGAACTCAACCTCAACAATCGCAGCACTGCCATTGACAGAGTTTAGTAGTTGAGGTTTGTTAATATTGCGGAATGGCTTACCAAACAAACCAAAACAAAGAGCATCAAGAATAGTAGATTTACCTGCACCGTTTTCTCCAATAATTAATGTGGTTGAATTTCTATCTAACTGTATCTCTGTAAAGTTGTTGCCAGTAGAAAGAAAATTGGCCCAACGTACTTTTTCAAAATGAATAATATCTATAACTCCAAATCTTGTGCTTCAGTGTAAAGTGACCGCATCGTATTTTTCAATCTGTCCTTACTCAAAGTAACATCTAACTGGTCAATGTATTTCTCCAACAACGTCATCGTGTCTTCGGTATTCTCCACAATATCATCAGATACATTATCAGCATCCAACTCAGAGAAGTCTTCGATAATCTTGACCTCAAATGCGTCAGCTTGCAGCAACCTGTCTGTGAACTTGTCGAACTGATATAATTCCTTCTTGTTCACCACGATTAGTTTTACAAACTTCTCTTTATACTTAGACACATCCTCTTTGGTATAATCCACTGTGGTGTCATCATAGAAAATCTTTTCATGAAGTGTATAAGGATTAATAATACGCTCTAGTTCTCGTGTCGCTGTATCAAAGATGTGAAACCCTTTCGGGTCATTATAATCACTCCAAGTAATCTCATACGGAGTACCCAAATAATATATCTGGCCATCATCAGATTTATGATGAAAGTGTCCACTAAAGCATAAATCAAACCTACGAAATAACTCTTTATCCCATCCACCATCAGACTTATGACCTATGTGCATTTCAAAACCATTTACCTCTAAATGACCCATAAGAATCTGTGCGGGGGAATGTTTTAACGCATCCATCGACTCATTATAGTTACCAGCATTAATCCACGGCATAAACTGAATGGGACAACCATCAAACTCTACAACTCTAGGGCCAGTATAAATGTTGAACCTATCCGAACCTACCAACTCTTCCATAGAGTTAACTTCGTTGGTGTTCTTATAGAATGTATCATGGTTGCCGATAATGATGTGTAAATCAATACCCATCTCTTGAAAACGACCAATAAACCTCTTACGAAAATCACTAGCAGTTTTAAAACTAATGTACTTACGCCGATCTACCACATCACCCATGTGAATACAGGTAGTGATGCCCCTTTCCTTTAACGCAGGAAAGAAAGTGTTCTCGTAAAATTTGTAAAAGAAATCGCTAAAGTTTTGGTTATCATTTCTAGCCCCAAAATGAGTGTCCGAAATTATGGCAATTTTCAACGCTCATCACCTTTCAAGGCAACTTTTTCAATATCATTTTCCATAAAATTCTCTAAACCTTTTTTATCCTTAGTAGTAGTATTTTCTACTTTCTTAGGTTTATATACATCTTCTTGTGGGAGATTTTCTATAGCAAAAGAATTTGAGATATTATAACTTGAGGAATCCCCTGGCATAGTATTATATGATTGATAATCGATTCCCCCTATAATTTTATTTTTAATATGGGTTTGCTTTTTTTCTTTTTGGATTCTTCGGATGAAGGCGTAGTAGATGATTTGGGTAAAGTATGCGAAAGGATTCGACGATTTCTCTGGATTGAAGTTTGAAGCATATTGAAGGCAGTTTTCAATACCATCTGAAATCATATCATCCTTATATGTGTAATTTATAAAATTAGGCCTATAGGATAGGTGTGTTGCAATTTTGAGAAAACATTCACCTATGTAATTAGTAACAGGAGGAATTTGTTCCTCAACTTCTAATGCATCTTTACATTTTCTTTTCCATTCAACCATTGCGGTTAAAAAAACTTTATTATCGACGTAATGCTCGGTCTTTGCTTTTGCCATAGGTAATCTCCTTAATCTTTAACCACTATACTATATTATAATGATTAAGTCAAGGTACATTATAATATAAAAAAAGACCCTTGACTCTGCATAAAAATTGTGTTATATTATGCTTGTCCTTGGTTCATAGAACTACATTAATGTATTGATTTACTTTCTACTTCTAGTTCTTCTAGAAGTTCATCATATATATCTTCTTTATTAATATTATCCATCGATGAGGTTATTTCTCGCCCGGTGTCTATTTTGTTCATCACCCCCGCATAATATATGCTTAAACCGGGAGATGCTGTTAACGTAATAATAACATGTTTCGGGTCGAGCTCAAAAGATTCCTCTTCCGTAAAGGGTTCAACCCAACGTGAGAGCATCAAAGATTCAGACATTCCCATCATTGACATTTGAGGGTGGATATGCATTTGCATAGGCCTAGAAATTCTATATTTACCATCAGATTCTGTGAGCTCACAAATGATGGTTTCACCACTTATAAGCTTTAAGATTTTATATGTATCCTTTATATTCATATTACTATTTATAACTGATTTAGTTTTACCTTACTGATATCATACTCGAATTTTTCAGAGTTGTAAATTTTAATACGCTCTTGAAAGTGATTAAGAGTAAAATTACTTTGATTTCTAAAAGTTAAATCATCTGCAATATCAAAAATTAAAACGGAATCTTTAGTGTCACTTTGCCGCAAACCTCGTCCAATACTCTGCAAGACTCTAATTTTACTTTTACTGGGTGATGAGAACACGATGTTATGAATATTGCGAATATTAATACCCGTACTAAATGTACCGTAACTTGCAATAACGATAGAATTCTTTGCATTCTCAATTAACGCCCTTATTTCTTCTCTAGTATTAGTATTAGTTCCACCATAAACAAAATATATATT